GAGGAAAATGGTCACAGCGAACTAATTAAACATGATGTTAAAGTTAGTTTTGCTAAAGGCGAGTATGATGAAGCTGATAAACTTATAAAGGTTTTAAATAAAAATTTTAAAAACATACCTTATGATGAAAAATCTTCAGTTCATGCTGGCACATTAAAAGCTTTTGCTAAAGAAAGATATAGTTTAGGTGAAACATTACCTGAAGAGTATTTTTCTGTATACGAAGCCAGTATAGCAAAAGTTAAACTCGGAAAGGAGAAATAAAAATGGCGAATAAACAAGTACAAACTAAGTCTAGCACTGAAGTCTCAACAGGAGATATCTCAAGTGATTTACTTATAAAAGCAGTTGGTAAAGGATTAGAAAATGTATCTAATGATGATATTACTATTCCTAGATTAGCTGTAGTTCAAGCAGGCTCTCCACAAAGGAAAAAAAAAGATGAGAAGTACATCGAAGGAGCTGAAGAAGGTCATATCTTTAACACTGTAAGTAATAAGTTATACGATGTTGAAGGTATTACAGTTATACCTTGTGGGTATAGAAAATCATATGTAGAGTGGGTACCTAGAGAAAGTGGTGGCGGATTAGTTGCTATTCACGATATGAAACCTGAAGGTACGACCGTGGATCCTAAAACTAAGAAATCATTTCTTGGCGAAAATCAAATAGTTGATACAGCTGAGCATTTTATCTTAATTAAAGGTGATGATGCATGGGAACCTGCAATTCTAACTATGACATCTAGTAATCTTGGAGTTTCAAGAAAGTGGAATACACTTCTTAAAATGAAAAAGATTAATATAAAAGGTCAAATGATAGATCCACCTTCATTTTTATATAAATTTAAATTATCTACAATCAATGACGAAAATGATTTAGGTAGTTGGTTTAAATATAAAATAGAAGAACTAGGTCAAATTGATAGTAAAGATACTTTTAGTCAAGCTGAAGCTCTTGCAGATTCAATAGGTCAAGGTAAAGTAAAAGGCTCTGATCCTATTGATACTGAAACTAATACTGATAACGACCCTGTTAATAACACTACACAGCCGTTTTAGTAATGCAGTTTGAAGATTTTTTTAAAGTCTTTCCAGGCTTAAATCGGGCTTATGGCCAATTCTTTATTACAGAAAGAAAGGGTCCTAAGCTTGATGGCTATGGAAAAACTATTAGAGAAAGCTATACTGCTCAATTGTGGAAAGAACACCTAGATGGAAAAACTGGTCTAGGTGTTATTCCAATAGATGAAAATAATCAATGTAAATGGGGTTGTCTAGATGTAGATGACTATTCAGTTGATATAGAAAAAATTAGTAAACAGTTTGTTAAAAAAAATTTAATAGTTTGTAGATCAAAATCAGGTGGAGCACATATATTTATATTTACTAAAAAACCTGTAAGTGCTTCTTCAATGATTAATAAATTAAAAGATATTGTAAAAAAATTTGGATTTGTAAAATATGATTTAAGACCTCAACAAACTCAATTATTAAATAAAGAAGATGTAGGAAGTTGGCTTAATATGCCATACTTTGGTGGAGATCAAACAGATAGATATGCTTTATATAATGGTGAAGTATTAACTTCTGATCTTTTTATTAAATGGGTAAATAAATTTGCAGTAAATAATTTAGATGAAATTGATTTAAATTTTATACAAAAACTAAATAAATCTAATGAAATTTTACCAGGTGGTCCACCTTGTTTACAACAGTTATTATCTCAAGGTGCTTTAGGAGAAGGCGGTAGAAATAATGGTTTATTTAACATAGGAGTTTACCTTCGAAAAAGATTTCCTGAAGAGTGGCAAGAAAAATTAGAAGAATATAATGATGAATATCTTGATCCTCCATTAAAACCTAGAGAATTTACAACAGTATTAAATAGTTTAGATAAAAAAAGTTATAATTATAAGTGTAAAGATAGTCCTATTAATTCAGTTTGTAATAAAACTAAATGTTTAACTTGTGAATATGGTATAAATGATGAGGGAACTATGCCTGTTTTAAATAGTATAACTAAAATTTTAACTAATCCTCCACAATACTTTTTAACATTAAGCGAAAAAAAAATTGGTCCTTTATCTAGTAAACAAATTTACAGTTTTATAGATTTTAAACAAGTTGTATTTGAAAATTTAGATATGCTTTTACCTAAAATAAATGATAAGTTGTGGACTGAAACAGTTAATGATTTAATGTCTAGAGTAGTATCTGTTGAAGCACCTAAAGATAGTAGTAATGAAGGACGCTTATTTGAATTATTAGAAAGATTTTGTACTGGTTCAACTTCTTCTACAGAAATAGAAGATTTATTAAGAGGTAAAGCAATAATTCAAGAAGAAGTAACTGAATTTAGAATTAATGATTTTATGGAATTTTTAGATAGGCATAGATTTAAAGAATTTAAACTACATGAAATTACTGCTTACCTTAAAAATTTAGGTGCTACTCACAGCGGAAAAAAGATAAAAGGTAAATTTACGAATACATGGAGTATACCAAATTTTCAAATGCAAACAGAAGAATTTAAACAACCAACAATAAATAAGGAGGCTTATGAATAAAGAAAAAGCAATTAATATACTATTAGAACACGCAATAGATAGTTGTGAAAAAATTAAAATAAGAAAAAATGCAGGTCATACAGAAGAAGTAGCTGATAATTTAACAGCAGCAATCTTATTTTTAGAACACGATAAAAATAAAAATAAAGTTGATGCTAAAATAGAAATAACTGGTTTACAAGTTAATTCTCATAAAGGAGCATAATGATTTTATTTTTTGATACAGAAACAAATGGATTATGGCGTAGAGATTTACACGTTACAGATTTAAATCAACCTAGATTAGTTAGTTTAGCTGCAATAATTTGTAAAGATGATGAAAGTTCTGTCAGTCAAGTATCTTTACGATCCAAGCCTGATAATTGGACTATTCCTAAAGAAGCTTCAGATGTAAATGGTATAACTACAGAAGAGGCTACTAATACAGGTATTTCTACTCATAGTATTCTTTGTGCTTTAACAGAGTTATTTGAACAATGTCATACTCTTGTAGCACATAATGCTGCTTTTGATTTACAAATACTTGAAAGAGAATTTTATAAACACGGTATTCGTTTTAAATTTCCAGAGAATATTCATTGTACTATGATGATGGCTAAAGATGAATTAAAATTAAAAGGACAATTTAAAGATTATAAATTTCCTAAATTACAAGAAACTTTTAATGCTTTTTTTCATTCAGCACCTCAACAATATCATGATGCTTTATTAGATGTTCAATTATGTAAAGAGATATATTTTCATTTAAAAAGAAAAGGTGTAGAAACTAAAGGTCCTCAAGATATTCCTAAAGAATTATTAGTAAGATTAGAAGGTGAAAGTTATGATAGATTTGTAATTTTCTTAAATGGACTTAATCCTAAAAAACTAACTCAATGGGAGTTAGATTTTGGAAATTCAATGAGAGAACGATTAACTAAATTTGATAATCATTTTTTACTTTCAAAAAAACAATTAGAAATATTAAGAAAGTTATATAAAAAAAATGACCAAAACGATTAAAATATTTGGTAGTCCTGGTACAGGAAAAACAACTACACTTTTAAATATATTAGAAGAAAAAATTGCAGAAGGATATAGACCTGATAAAATAGGTTTTTTTTCTTTTACACGTAGAGCAATTAAAGAAGCACGAAGTAGGGTAATTAAAAAATTTAACTTATCAGAAGATGATCTAGAATATTTTAGAACTATACATAGTATGTGTTATAGAACTTTAAATATTAATAGTGGTCAAGTCTTTAAAGGAGAACGTGTTAGAGAGTTTAGTGAAATAGCTAGAGTAGAGATGACAGGAGTATCAGAGGAAGATACTTCTGGATTATCTGTAGGAAATAAAAAAGGAGATTTATTATTATTTTGTGATGAAGTAGCACGTTCTAGTGAAAGAGATTTAAAGTCAGTGTGGAAAGAATTAGAATGTGAACATACATGGGAAGAACAAGAGTATTTTTCTAAAGCTTTAAGAAATTTTAAAAAGAGTAAAAACCTTTTAGACTTCACTGATATGTTAGATGTATTTAATCAAGAAACAGTAGTGCCTCAATTAGATATAATTTTTGTAGATGAAGCTCAAGATTTAACTACTAAACAGTGGAAAGTTATAGATAAGTTAACAAGCAATTGTAAATTAAGATATATAGCAGGTGATGATGATCAAGCTATCTATCGTTGGGCTGGTGCTGATGTTAAAAAGTTTTTAGATATTAAAGGTGAAATAGAAGTACTTCCTATTAGTTATAGACTTCCTAAAAGTATTCATAAACTTGCGTGTGATATATCTCATAAAATATCTCTAAGACAAGTTAAAAACTGGACATCAAGAGAGGATCATGGATCAATTACTGACATAAGTTCTATCGAAGAAGTAGATATGTCAAATGGAGAGTGGTTAATTTTAGCTAGATCAGGTTATCAACTATTTAAAGCTGAATCTTATTGTAAAAGAATGGGTTGGTTTTATGAAAAAGGATATCATGAATTTAAAACAAATAAGTTTGTAATTGCAATTAGATCATGGATTAAATTAAATAGAGGTGATACTATATCATTCGATGAACTTAAAAAATTATATCAATGTATTAAAGGAAGAACTGGAATTAAAAGAGGTTTTAAAAAGTTAGAAGGTGTAGACAATAATATGGAATTTTCTTTAAAATATTTACAAGACAATGTTGGTTTATTAGCTAATGGTAAATGGCAAGAAGTAATTACAGGTCTTGATCCTGAAGATATCTTACTTTTTGAATCATTAGTTAAGTCAGAAGATATATTTAAAAATAAAGCTAGAATTAGATTATCAACTATACACGGTATAAAAGGTGGTGAAAGTGACAACGTTGTTGTTATTTGTGATATATCGTATAGAACTTGGAAAAAATTTAATATTGAACCAGACGATGAACATAGAGTGTTTTATGTTGCAATTACAAGAGCTAAAAAAAATTTGTTCTTGCTTCAACCTGAAACGAAGTATAGTTATGAATTAAGATAATTAAAAAAGAAAAAATTATGAAAGCTTTAGGAACATATATATTTGCAGGTGGATTTACTTTAGGAGTTAAAAAACATTTTGATGTTCAAGCACACTTTGAAATGAAACCAGGTTTATATAAAAAAACTGCTAAAGCTAATTTTCCTGATTTACCAATTTATGAAGGCGAAGATGATTGGCCTAGAGAAAAATATAAAGATAAAATTGATTTTGTATATTGCAACCCACCTTGTGCTCCCTGGTCAAACTTAGGTGCGACACAGAAAGGTGCGTCTGCATGGAAAGACGACCCTAGGATCGAATGTTGGAAAAATAGTTTTAACTTATTAAAAGAGTTAAGACCTTCAGCAATAGCTATCGAATCCGTTCCTAGGGTTTATTCCAAAAATGGTGGATATCCTATGATTATGGAATTAACTAAAGAAGCACATAAGTTAGGATATCAAACTACTCATCTTTTAATAGATGGTCAATTTACTGGTCTTAATCATAGTCGTAAAAGATTTTTTTTTATAGCAACTAAATATAATTTAAATCCTTTTAAATTAAATTTTGCACCTTCTCCTACTACAGGAGAAGTTTTAAAATCATTTAAAGAAGAACATGGAGATGATGTAGGTCATATATTTAAAATGACTGAATCTGAAAAACCTTATCTTAAACATTGTAAACAAGGTGAAAGTTTAAGAACTACATGGGAAAGATTTAATCCACCTGAAACTTGGGTAAGAGGAGGTATGCGTGGAGGAGTTAAAGGTAGACCTCAATTTATGAAATGGAGATTATCTACAGCTAAAGTTTGTCCAGTTATTGCTGGAGGATTTTATATTCACCCTACAAAAGATAGATTATTTGGTCACAAAGAATTAGCTTACCTTGCAGGATTTCCTCATGATTATAAATGGGAAGGACCAGCTGGTTCTATTGGATCACAAATTGCAAGAGGAGTAATGCCACCTGTAGCTGAATATGTAGCAAGGATAATAAAAGAGAGTATAAGTAATAAAGATAAACCAGTAGAAGAACATATGACTGTAGATTTTAGAAAGCAACCAGAACAGGAGAGTTTAATTTGACAAACGAAGATATTTTTAAAATGATGCATGAAGATTTATTAGGAGATATAAATAGATTTCATAATAGATTTGGTTTTAAAAAAAATGAAAAAGTTGGTATACCTGATAATAATGAATTAGTTAATTTTAGAACTTCTTTTTTAATGGAAGAATTGGCGGAATATACTCAAGCTATAACTAAAAAAGATGATGCAGCAGCATTAGATGCTCTTGTAGATATAGTTTATATTGCTTTAGGCACAGCTTGGTTATTTAATTTACCTTTTGAAAAAGCTTGGAAAGAAGTACAAACAGCTAATATGAAAAAAGTAAGAGCTAAAAGTAAATCAAAAAAACGTGGGACCGTTTTTGATGTTATAAAACCTAAAGGGTGGAAAGCACCTAATATAAATCAAATAGTAGAGGAAGAGAAAGAACAGAATGAAGATATTAATAACAGGATTTAATGCTCTTACAATAGGAACTGCAAAAAGTCCTTTAAATATTGCAACATCAGCTAGAATATTACCTAAAGTTTTAAAAGAATTAGGTTATGATGTAACTCAAAAAGCTATTATACCTGGAGAAGATGTATCTCAATATGATAAAGTTATTGTATATGTATTTGGTCCTAATAGTTTATCAGCTCGTTATTGGTATGGTGCTGCTTATACTATTATTAAAAGACCTGATGCAATTATATCAATAGACGATCATCAAACTAAAGAAACAGTATCTGGATTTGGAACTTTTAGTAGAGGACATTGGAGAATATGGAAAAAATTATCTCAAGCTGGTAATCCTGTAGGTAAAATGTATTGGGACGAAGCTCAACCTTATAAAAAACAAATTGAAGATTTAGTAGATACTTTTGCTTTTGATGAATGGCCACATAAATTATTAATACCAGCTTATGATGGAGGTAATTATGAAGCACTAAGATTAAAAGCTAAAGAAATAACTAATTGGGATCCATCACCACATACTAATTCTTATTTAAATGATCCTAAAGGTGTAGATTTATTTAGTCAAGAACCAGTTGTTAAAAAAGAAAAAGCATGGATAATGGCTAGTCTTTTAAATAAAATGAATTGGTTAAAAAAACAAACTTTTAATTGGCCTATAAAAACTTTTGGAAATATTAAAGAAGGTCAAATTAGATTAAAAGAACATGAGTTATATCAAGAATATAGAAAACACTGGGGTATATTAAGTCCTCCTCATTCTCATACATTAGAAGGAAGTGGGTGGTGGAGAGTAAGATATAATATGGCTTGTGATGCTGAATCTATTTTATTAGGTCACCCTTCTGAAACTAAAGTATTAGGTGATGGATATAATATTGATGTAGATAATATAGAAAGTAAAACGGACCAAGAATTAAAAGAAATTGTATCTTGCCAGAAAGAAAGTTTTATAAAGAATACATGGAATAAAGAAAGAACGAAAGAATATTTTAAATGTCTATTGGAATAATAATATTTGACGGACCAGATGGAGTAGGTAAAACTACTTTAATTAATCATATTAAAAAAGAATACGATAATTCTTATTATATGCATTTAAGAGTTCATAAAAATATGAAATTGTGGCATACAGCTACAGCAAGATTAGCAAGTAAAAAAAGATTAGAAGGTAGATTAGTTTTATTAGATAGACATTGGCCAAGTGAACAATGTTATTCTTATATTTATAGATCAGGTCCTTCTTATAATCCTAAAAAAATATATCAAAATTTATATAATCAAGGCGCTTTGTATGTATGGTGTATACCAGAAGATACTCAAAAAGTTAAAGATAATCATAAAATTAATAGAGAAAATAGACATGAAGAATATCATGATATTGATAAAGTTGTTGATTACTATTATTACCATTGGTTTGGTAAACCTAAAAGGTCTAATTTTTTAAGTGATCTATCTCCTTTAAGAGAAAGAAACGATTTTATAAGATATGACATGTTTAAAGACGGTCATAAATTAGATGAATTTTCAAATAAAATAATAGAAAGGTCAATGATATTACAAATATGAAAGATATAAATTTAAAATATAAAAAAAAGTTATGGGAAATATATAGAGAACCAGATTTTATATGTAAACCTAGAGGCTTAAAAATTACTGAAAAGTTAAATAATAGTTGGATAATAGATATGGATGATCCTATTATTACTATACCTGAAAGAAAATTATCTTATAGTTTTATGTTTGGTGAAGCAGCATGGATGTTAGAAGGTAGAAACGATGTTGAAAGTGTAAGTAAATATGTAGATGGAGTTAAAAGATTTAGTGATGACGGAGTAACTTTTTTTGGAGCATATGGTCCTAAAATTATAACTCAAACTTCATATATAATTGATACTTTAACTAAAGATAAAGACAGTAGACAAGCAGTATTAAATATATGGAGAGAAAATCCTAGATCAAGTAAAGATATCCCTTGTACTCTATCTCTACAATTCTTTTTAAGAGAAGCAAGTGATGATTTATGGTTACACACAGTTGCTACAATGAGAAGTAATGATGCTTGGTTAGGAACTCCTTATGATACTTTTAATTTTAGTGCTATATCTTTTTATATAGCTTGTCATTTAAATAAGGCAGGTATTAAATGTAAATTAGGAAGTTTAAATATACAAGCAGGTAGTAGACATATTTATGAAAACGATTTTTTAAAATTAGACGATGTTTTTACTAGCCATTATCATGATGAAAGTGAATTATCATTTAATAAACTTATTAATAAATATAAAGATAATCCTAAAAATTTTATATGTAATTTAAAAGAAGCAGCAAACTATACTCCTGTTTCAAAAGAAAATGGAAGACTTCAGAAAATAGATTTCATTACACATGGATAACTATCGACCACCTACTGATTTTTATTTTTTAAGAATGGCCGAATTAGTATCTACTAGAGGTACTTGTGCTAGACGGAAAGTTGGTTGTGTATTTGTTAATAGTAAAAATCATGTAATAGCTACAGGATATAATGGTAATCCAGCAGGATTTACTCATTGTATTAATAAACCATGTACTGGTGCTAAATCTAAATCTGGTACAGATTTAGATAAGTGCGAAGCAATACATGCAGAACAAAATGCATTACTTCAATGTAAAGATGTTTACGATATTAATAGAGTTTATACTACATTAGAACCTTGTATTCATTGTGTTAAACTTTTACTTAATACTTCTACTCAACAAATAATATTTGGAGAAAAATATGTTCATGATTTAGCTAGAAATTTATGGGAAAGTTCTGGTAGAGGTTATACTTATATTGATAAAACAACAATACTCGGAAAGATTAATTAATGAAAGCTTTAGATTTTGTAAGAGCATATAATACTATGCCTGTAGAAACTTGTAAAAGTTTAATAAAACATTTTAAAAAAGTTAATTACACATATCATGCGTGGCAAGATGAAAATGGTAAATCTATTAAACTTAAAAAGAATAGAAAAGGAGAAATAAAAAATTATATGATGGAGGAGAATGAACAAAATATTTTAATTCCATTTATAACAAAGGCATTACTAAAATATTATGATGAGATTTTTTCTTTATATCCTTATTTAAATTTATATAACAATCAACAAATTGTAAACAAACTGTCTAGGTTTAGAGTAAATAGATATGACACAAAAACAAACATGTCTTTACATATAGATAACATACATAATATTTTTGATGGTAAAGAAAAAGGAGTGCCTATTTTAAGTATTGTTGGTTTGTTAAATGATAATTATAAGGGTGGGGAGTTTTATGTTAGTAACAAAAAAATAGTCTTAAAGCAAGGAGATGTACTTATATTGCCCTCTAATTTTATGTATCCACATGAAGTAAAATTAATAACTCAGGGGTCAAGATATTCTTTTATAACTTGGGGCTACTAACATGAAAACAATAGTATTAGGAAAAATTAATTAGTGTTTAATGTAAATAAAATAGATGAAGCTACACTCATAGCAATAGATACAGAGACCTGTGATCCTAATTTAAAAACTATGGGTCCAGGAGGATTTAGAAAAGATGGTCATGTAGCAGGTATATCAATCTCAACTGATAGTGGTTATACTGAATATTTTCCAATTGGACACGAAGGTGGTGGTAATTTAAATAAAACTAAAGTTATTAGTTTTTTACTATATATCTATCAATCAGGGAAAAAACTTATATTTGCTAACGCAATGTATGACGTAGAGTGGCTTTATTCACTGGATAATCGTCTTACCCTTACGAGAGATCACAGGATATATGACGTGCAAACGATAGAACATTTGATAGATGAGAATAAATTAAAGTATTCATTAGATAGTCTTGCTAAATTTTATTTAAGAAAATCTAAATACGAAGTTGAACTTGAACAAGCTGTACTTTACAAGTTTGGTAAACGTGCAAAAGTTAAAGAAAATTTATGGAGACTACATGCAAATGAAGTATGTGAATATGCAAAAGAAGATGCTTCACTTACTTTACAAATTTATCAAAAACAACAAGATAGAATTAAGAGAGAAGAAATAGAAAGTATTGTTGACTTTGAATCAAGACTTATACCTGTTCTATTTCATATGAGAAAAAAAGGAGTAAGAGTAGATG